ACGTATGTCGCAAATTGTACAGATGGCGCCTCCTGCGCCTGCTTTTCGTCGTGCTGTACGCTCGACGTTTCGCCGACGTCGTCCAGCTCCTCGCTATCGCCGTCGTGCCCCCGTCCGTCGTCGTCGCACGGTTCGCAGAGCCGTTTCGACTGCGTCCAGCCCACTGGACAATATGTCTGGAAAGGACAAGAAATATGTCCAGTCACAGATCAATCCTTTCGATGAGATTGTGACCGGTGTTAAAATTCCAGATGCCAATAGTATGCCTTCGGGCGTATGTAAGGCTGATGATTATTTTACACTTACACTAGGAGCCACTGAAACATGCAAAGCATGTTTTTTGGCTTCTGATCCAAACACTTTTTTCAACCAGCAGACAACTGGTAGTACAGGTTCCAATTGGACTTGGCCTGCTGGTTTTGGCGGCTCGAATTCGAGTTCGAAGATTGGTCAACTTCGAACTGAATCAGCTGCGTATCGTACTGTTGCACAGGCGATGCGGTTGACGTGCGGATTGTCTCCGCTCAATGTCACAGGATTTGTTCATGTGGCATTGTATGTCAACTCTACGTTTGGGCAGTCAACGTTTGACCTCCCACTTAGTGTTGCGCAGCTTGCTAACCTTCCTGGTTACAAGCGTGTTCCTCTCAGTCGTCTTACGACGGAGGGTCTGCTAATTGTCAATCGCCCTCTTGATTGTACAAGTCAACGCTATGTTGACACCGATATTAGCGGGGCTCCTGTTGCCGCTACATCTAATGAGTTTCACATCCCGAATCAATGGGCAACTATTATTGTTGCTGTTGAGGGTGCTCCGGTAGCGACAGCTCCGGTAGTGATTGAAATTGTGACTCATTTTGAAACCATTCAACGTCCTACTTCTGTAGGCGTTGCTTCTCCTGCTGCTGATTACAGTCCGACAGCGCTTGCTGCGGCTGCTTCAGTTAACTCTCGTACGAATCCAACTGTTACGGATTCGGAGTTGCCAGCTCGTGCTGCTCAAGGTGTAATGAACGCTGCACGTGGTGCAGCGAATGCATTAGGTACGCCACTGCGTCGTAGCGAGCGTATTCGCGGAGCTATGGGACAAAGTGCCAACGCTGTTGGCAATGCGTTTCAAACAGCTGTTAGTACACCTGGTGGTCCGGTTGTTCGAGCGTTTTCTGGCCTTGCAAATTTAGCAACTTCGGCAGGACGATCGGTCCATGGTCCTCAACCACCGGGGACAATGACTAACTTTAATATTGGTTCTGCGTTCTCGCGTGGTTAGGACAGGTCGTCTCAAGAAAGCGAGACGTTAGCGGTCCTACTCCGATAAGGTCTGCTGATTCTTCAAAGCGTTATGCCTTTGATCCTGAAAGCCCTGCTTACAGAGTTATCCAGAATCCTATTAGGAATTTGTTTGGTTCTGGAAAAGGTCGTACTAGTTTAGGAAATAGTAGGACATTAATGATTGAGGATGAATCTATGACTTAATAGTCAGTAGTTGTTATAAGCGAATGAATGAAAAGAAGAGTGAAGTGAATCAATAGAACAAGATCGATTGAATGTAAAGAAGAAGCGTCTTACAACTCCTCCATCTCTGAGTCCCCCGTCAAATCGATGGGGTTAAACTCACTCCCTTCACTATCTTCGTCAGTAGTGATCTCGCTGAGATCCTCGCGAAGAAGTTCGTTGTATACGTCAGTCCGGATAGTATCCGGACGAAGAAGAGTCGTAACCGTGTTGTTCGTCCGAGCAAACGTCACGAGCTCGTCGACGTATGACGCGCATATCTCGAGTTGAGCGTCCGATGTGGCGTCCATGTCGCGTCGTATCTGGGCGCGGTAGAGAGTCGATAGCAGAAGTGTGATAACACGCTCGCGCGACTCGATCGCCCACTCCATGTCGTGCCTTTGGTCGAGCATGCTGCGTTCCGAGTTTTCCCACATCTCTCGGAACAGGAGGTGGTTCCCCATCTCCGCTCGCATCGCCTCTTCCGCACGTCCAAGTGTGGCTTGGTGTTCTCCGGTCAGGTAGCCACCGAGCGCGTCGATCAGAGCGTGGTCGTCACGTGCACGCGGTTCGATCGGCGACGAAGGCGGTGCCACAGTCCCTTCGTGGATGGTGTTGATGCTGGTCGTTTGCGCAGGATCCATGCGAAGACGAAGAAGCAGATCAGCGCTGTCGCGAGCGCTGTGTCCATTGGCCATAATGTTGATGTTGTTCGATGCTGGAAGATTGAAGAATGACTGAATGAGTTTGGCGTCGGCAATTTTAATATGAGATTTTGTATTGTCATAGTTAATGACTAGAAGGACAATCACTCATCTATATGTTTGTATAGTATAGTGAGTAAAGGTGACGTCCTCTGATGTAACCGTTAAGTACCAAGCTCTGATTGGCGGAATCTTAAGTAACCGTTAAGTACCAAGCTCTGATTGGCGGAATCTTAAGTAACCGTTAAGTAACATATCCACTTAAGTACGATTTATAGAAAAAGAGTGCGTGAGCACGATAGCGTAAGCCCCCTGGGTTAGTATTTGGGATTTATGCCCCCCTGGGGCACAAATACTAACCAGGGTTTAGCACGCCCGAAGGGCGTGCTAAACCCTCGGCTCGGACTAACCAGTTGTCTCCCTTTCTGTACAAATCCCCTTTTTAAGGTTTTGTTTAAGTCGGGCCATAAAAAAAAATATTTTTCTTTAAAAGCCCTGGAGACAGAAGAACTCAGTTACCTTGAAGCGACGCTTCAGTGGTAGATGATCTTCCGGGGACGGGAAACACTGTTCGATAGTGTAGTTGGATAGCACGATGATCTTCTGCGGTCGGATTTTCTTCAGGCTGCCACCCTTGATTTGTCCCGTGAACGGGTATCGATCGGCCCATATCTTGAGTTGTGATCCTGTGCACTCGTTCTTAGGCGACCATTCTTCAATCGCCACAATTTCTTCACCCTTGTAGCCACACCACCACTTGTTCAGCTCCTTCTGGAAGTGGTTGGGGTACTCTTGCCATAGCTTACGACTTTTCCCCGTCCCCGTCTTGCCGACCCACCACTCGTTTTGAAGCTCCCCCTCGATGATCGCCGTGTTTGGAATGCAGATGTCTTCGAGCCGCGGCTTCCACTGCAAGTAAACCTTGGGATAGTTCTCCTTTACCCATGTCAAGTCGCCGGACTCGGCGTGCTTGACGATCTCTCCGTATGCTGCTTTTGCGCGTTCTTTTTTGTCCTCGTCGGAAGCGGAGATTTCTCCGTACTCGATGAAGTCGCCGCCTTTCTTGCAGTACTCCGCGGCTTGAGCTGCAGTGCCTCGGCGAACAGCGAGATAGGCGCCAGGAAGCTTCTTGGCGACTTGCTGTCGGGTTCGTTCCGTGCCGAACTCGATGTAGCCCTGGAGATGTGGTGTTCCACTATCTCCCACTTCACGTCCGTATACCACGTAGCGGATGTTGTCGTTGATGAACACGTTGTCGATGGTTGAGACGGTGTTGTCATCGTAGTTGTTCCAGGTGAACACCCACGCGCGTGAGCGTTTAGCGTAATCCGCGTTCGACATGTCGAGTTTGGGACTGGGACCTAAGAGGGGCCGCGCAGCGGCAGCCCGTGACTCACGGGCTATTATTACCCTCTTAGGTCCATGAGTCGTGAGTCAAAATTTGTGTACCACACCAAATTCTCGCGACCCTTCCCAACTTCAAGTTCAATGTTGAACTTGCATTCAAAGTTGAAGTTCAACATTGAATGGGTGCTATTCATTCTGTAATTTGCTCTGTCATACGTACGTATGTCGCAAATTGTACAGATGGCGCCTCCTGCGCCTGCTTTTCGTCGTGCTGTACGCTCGACGTTTCGCCGACGTCGTCCAGCTCCTCGCTATCGCCGTCGTGCCCCCGTCCGTCGT